CTCCTGGACAGGGACTATAATGTTTGTACTGGCCCAATGACCAGGGAATCTTAGGATTCAAAAATGTCAGACGTAGAGCAAGTAGCGGAATTAGCCCCCGCGCCGGAACTGGAAACCACGGCGGTTACTCCAGAACCTGTAGTTGAAACTCCTCCACCTACTAAACGTGGAAGACCAGCTGGTAGTACAAACAAATCTAAACAAACTACCACTGAACAGAAACCTTTAACTGTTGACGAAAAAATTGAAAGAGCAAAACAACAAAGAGGAAAAAGAACAAATGCTGGAAAAACTGTTACACAGGAAGTACCTAAACCAACAACTGTAGAAGTAAAAAATTTGGATGTTGAAGGAATGACTAAACCAGGAGAAGCAACAGATATAGAAACGGGTGAAACAAAAGGAAAAGGAAAAGGAAGAAAAGGAGGAAGAGGTAAAGGACAAATCAACCTTGCATACGGTGGATATATTCCTGATTATTCTATGGCTTACGGTGGTGGATATAATAACCCAGGATTTAAAGCCCTACCTGCTTATGTACAAGAGAATATAATGAGAAGATCTAACAAAGCTATGTATGGTATGGGTATGGCTGAAGGTGGACAAATGCCACAGTGGTTAGCTCAACGTAGATTTGCTGCAGCAGGTAACCAAGATAAGATGTCTAGTTATGGATATGAAAATGGTGGTGTTGTAGAAGTTACACCAGAAGTTGTTGCAGAAGAAGTTGTTGCAGATGAAGTTGTAGAAGTTGCACCAGAAGTTGTTGCAGAAGAAGTTGTAGAAGTTACAGAAGAAAAAGTTGCTCGTGAGATCACAGTCGACGTCACTGAAGACGTTGCTGCTCTTACTAATGGTGAAGACCTTTCCGAGGAATTCAAAACCAAAGCTGCTACAATCTTCGAAGCTGCAGTCATCACTCGTGTAAAAGCCGAAGTGTCTAAACTGCAAGAAGAGTTTGATAATCAGCTTGCTGAGCAGGTTGAAGAAATCAAAGAGGGGTTAGTTGAAAAAGTTGATGGATACCTTAACTACGTAGTTGAGCAGTGGATTGCACAGAATGAGATTGCCCTTGAATCTGGTATGAAGTCTGAAATTCTTGAGAGTTTTGTTCAGGGACTTAAAGGTGTGTTTGAAGAGCACTACATTGACGTTCCAGAAGAAAAGTTTGACGTACTTGGCGACATGCAAGAGAAACTTGAACAACTTGAATCAAAGTTGGACGAGACTGTTGCAACTAATGTTGACTTAACAAAGCAAATCAACGAACAAAAGCGTATCGCTTCTGTGATTGATGCTGGTGATGGTCTTGCTGATACTGATGTAGAAAAGTTCAAAGGTCTTGCTGAAGAACTTAGCTACGAAGATGCAGATTCTTTCAAGAAGAAACTCCAGACAATTCGTGAAAATTACTTTACTAACAAATCTACATCATTAGTTGAATCAGTGGTTACAGATTCTCCAGTTATTACTGAAGAATTCAAAGCAGTTGATCCAATGATGAAGTCTTATTTGTCCGTTCTGAACTCCATTAAAAAATAATCTAAAAGGATTTAAAAATGACAACTCGTCAACAATTAATCGAAAAATGGTCACCGATCCTCAATCATGAGGGTGTGGCTCCAATCACAAACAGCTATCGTAAAGAAGTTACAGCTGTTCTCCTAGAAAACACAGAGCGTGCATTGCGTGAAGAGCGCACTGCTTTGTTCGAAGCATCTCCTACAAATGGCGTCGGTACTGGTATCGGCACTTTGGGTGGTGGTTCTGCTGGTGATGGTCAGGGTGTTACTGGTTTTGATCCAGTATTGATCAGCTTGGTTCGTCGTTCTGCTCCACAGATGATCGCTTATGACATCTGCGGTGTTCAGCCAATGACACAACCAACTGGTTTGATCTTTGCAATGAAGAGCCGTTACGCTACTCAAACTGGTACTGAAGCATTGTTCAACGAAGCTGATACAGACCATGCTGGCGCTTCTTCTCCTGCACATGCTGGTTCTAACCCATACGCTGGTACTTATACTACTGGTGTTGGCCAAGGCACTGCTGCTGCTGAATCTGGCGATCGTTTCAACGAAATGGCATTCTCAATCGAGAAGACCAGCGTTGTTGCTAAGTCCCGTCAGTTGAAAGCTGAATACTCAATCGAACTTGCACAAGACTTGAAATCAGTTCATGGTCTTGACGCTGAAGGCGAATTGAGCAACATTCTGTCCACAGAAATTTTGGCTGAAATCAATCGCGAAGTTATTCGTACAATCTACACCTCTGCTAAAGTTGGTGCACAACAAGGTACTGCTACTGCTGGTACTTTTGACTTGGACGTTGACTCAAATGGTCGTTGGTCTGTTGAGAAATTCAAAGGTCTCTTGTTCCAAATCGAACGTGAAGCAAACGCCATTGGCCAAGCAACACGTCGTGGCAAGGGTAACTTCATTGTTTGCTCAAGCGACGTAGCTTCTGCATTGGCAATGGCTGGTGTTCTTGACTATGCTCCAGCGCTGTCTACAAACCTGAATGTTGATGAAACATCTACAGTGTTTGCTGGCGTGTTGAATGGTCGTTACAAAGTGTATGTTGATCCATATACTGTTGCAAACGCTTCAGCTGGTACTGGTCAACAGTTCTTCATGGCTGGTTACAAAGGCACTTCCGCTTTTGACGCTGGTGTGTTCTACTGCCCATACGTTCCACTTCAGTTGGTTCGTGCAGTTGACCCAGCTACTTTCCAACCTAAGATTGGTTTCAAGACTCGCTACGGCATGGTCGCAAACCCATTCACTTCGTTGGATGCTGCTGGTGATGGCTTGACTTCAGGCAACAACTACTACTACCGTAAAGTTAAGGTTAACAACTTGATGTAATCCATCGGGTTAGGAAACCTACGCAAGATAGGTACTTTAAAAGGGGGACAGAAATGTCTCCCTTTTTTTCTTTATAAATAACTGTATGACTACGATAACTACTACACCACCAAATATCAATCCATTGAATCCCAATGGGTATCGTTTCGCCATTCAGAAACTACCAGCATTGACGTATTTTTCTCAGCAGGTAAATCTGCCAGGAATTACGCTGGGTGAACCTGAATTCGCAAACCCATTTGCTTCTGTTCCTATCCCAGGAGACAGGCTAACATATGATGCACTAACGCTAGAGTTTCTTGTCGATGAAGACATGAAGAACTACCTTGCTGTTTATAACTGGATCGTGGCACTAGGTTTTCCGCAAAGTTACCAACAGTATATAAGTTTTACCAATCAAGATGAAATTAGCACACTCAATGAGTTGGCCACCAATTTCTCTGATGGCACTTTGCAAATACTTGACAACAATAATCTTGTTTCAAGAAGTGTGCAATTTATTGATATGTTTCCGACATCTTTGGAATCTTTAACATTCCAATCTACCAACACTGATGTAAACTATCTTGTTGGAAGAGCAACCTTTCGCTTTTCTTATTACGAGTTTATAACAACTTGACATTTACAATGATTTGAGGTATAATGGGTGTAAACACCCATGGAGTTATTATGAATATTGAACAGTTGCAAGAAGAGTGGGACAACGATACCCATATAGACGACAACCATCTTGATCGTGAAGCGATTAGGACAAGTCAACTGCATGCAAAGTATCTGCGTCACCTTATTCAATCAAAGTTAAAGCTGGCCAAGATGCGTGCAGATTACAACACACTGCGTCAGGCTAAGTTTCGTTACTATCGTGGTGAGATGGGTCGTGATGAATTAACAGAGCGCAGTTGGAATCAGTGGCAGGGTGTCAAGCCACTTAAGAACGAGATGGATGAATTCCTTACAGGAGATTCAGATCTCAATTTGTTAAATACTAAAATCGAATACATCGCAACGATGGTATACATGCTTGAATCAGTGCTTACTCAGGTTAAGTCCAGAGACTGGCAGATTCGTTCGGCAGTTGATTTTAAGAAGTTTGTTGCTGGTGGCTAATGAAGATAACAATTGAAAAAGTAAACCATGTTCATCTAAGAGTTTTCTCAGATCCTTCTGTTGAACAAGAACTCTCAGATTTCTTTACCTATGAGTATCCAGGTGCTAGGTTTACGCCACAGTATAGAGCAAGACTGTGGGACGGTAAAGTCCGTATGTACGATATGTATCGCAAGTCTTTACCTGTTGGTTTGCTACGTTATGTACAAGAGTTTGCAGAACGCAACAAGCATGAATTAGAATATGTCAATGACGTAGTTACTACCACTGAGATAACATCACAGCTAGTAATGGACTACGCAAAATGGTTAGAACCAATGGGTCATGGCAAACCTATTGAGATTCGTGACTATCAGGTAGAAGCAGTAACAGAAGCGATTCGCAATGAACGCATTCTACTGCTATCTCCAACTGCCTCAGGCAAATCCTTTATCATCTACACAACAATGCGTCACCATCTAGAAGCTGGTCGCAAGTGTATCATTATCGTTCCAACAACATCACTGGTTGAACAGTTGTTTGCGGACTTTGAAGACTACTCATCTGCCAATGGTTGGAAACCTTCTTATCACTGCCAAAAACTTTACTCAGGTTTTAGCAAAGACTTTACCAAGGATGTTCTTATTACTACATGGCAATCGGTTTACCTTCAACCAAAAGGTTGGTTTCAAAACTTCGATGTAATCTTTGGTGATGAAGCACACCAGTTCAAAGCCAAGTCTCTTACCACTGTAATGGAAAAGATGGATCAGGTGCGTTATCGTATCGGAACCACAGGTACACTAGACAATAAAAAGATTCATCGATTGGTTCTTGAAGGTATGTTTGGTCCAGTTCATAGGGTGACCACTACCAAAGAGTTGATGGATACTAATCGACTTGCAACACTAAATATTACTTGTATACTGTTAAAGTACGATGAACCTACCCGTGCTAGTAGAAGCAAAAATTTGTATCAAGATGAGATGTCTTTCATTGTTTCTAATGAAAAACGCAACAATTTTATACGAAATTTGGCATTAAATTGCAAGGGTAATACCTTGGTCCTCTTTCAGTATGTAGAAAAGCATGGGAAAGTGCTGCATGATCTTATACAAGAAAAGGCACATGATAACAGAAAGATATTTTTCGTATTCGGTGGCACTGCTACCAGCGATCGTGAAGCGATTCGCCACATCACCGAAAGCGAGTCGGATGCAATCATTATTGCGTCATATGGAACTTTTTCCACTGGCATTAATATACCCTCGTTGGAGAATGTTATATTTGCGTCACCAACAAAAAGCAAGATCCGTAACCTTCAATCAATAGGTCGTGGGTTACGACTTAAGAATGGCAAGACTGAGTGCAATCTATACGACTTAGCAGACGATTGCACTGGAAGTCATGGAAGAATCATACATTGAATCACTTTGCAGAACGTGTTAAAACCTACGCAGAAGAAAAATTCACATACAAATTAGTGGAGGTAAACATATGACGCTGGAACCAGATCAAGAATATGTTATTATAAAATTGGTAAGTGGTGAACAACTCATGGGAGTTTGTACAGAGGAAACTGACAAAGATATAACAGTTATGTTTCCAATGGCACTACGTCAATATCCTATTCAAAGAGACGATGGAACTATCGGTGAACAAGTAACTGGTGGTCCATTTTGCGCATTTGCTTCAGACAGAACATTTACTATTCCCAAAGCATCAGTCATGATAAACAAACCACTGCATGCGTTGTTGGTTCCATTCTATGTACGTATGGTAAACCAATATGAAAAGATGGTAGATGTTCCACTATCAATGTTCAATGACGAGGAAGAAGAGCATGAAGTGCTTACAGTAAAAGATGTAGAGAAAGCAGTCGACCGACTTGCTGCTATCATGTATGGAGAAAAGAATCAAGACAATGATTCAGATGGTCATTTCGTAGAAGGTAATAACACTATACATTAATGATTATCAACCCTGACACTGTCAGTATACCTCAAGTCAAGCATGGAAGCAAGTTTAGAAGTAAAATAGTTTCCAACTTGACTTCTTTCATTCTTTACTCCATAATTACGTTTAGATCTCTTGCAGATCGGAAAATATAAATGGCCACACACTACGTAAACAACGTCGAGTTTTATGAAGCAATCAAAGAATACCAAATCAAGGTACAGGAAGCAAAGGAAGCTGGATTAGAGCGACCTCGTGTTACCAACTACCTTGGTGAGTGTATTTTAAAAATTGCAACGCATCTCTCATACAAACCCAACTTTATTAATTACTC